AGGGTGTACAAGGCGTTCAAGGACGTCAAGGCACACAAGCAGCCGATGGAGCTCAAGGTTCCCAAGGACGTCAGGGAACACAAGGAACACAGGGTCCACAAGGACGTCAAGGTGTACAAGGTACACAAGCAGCTCAAGGCAGTCAAGGCACACAGGGTCGCCAAGGTATACAAGGTCCCCAAGCTCTCCAAGGAGCAGACGGAACTCCTGGAGCACAGGGACGCCAAGGAACACAAGGTATTCAGGGTGCTCAAGGTAGTGGAACACAAGGAACAACCGGTGATCAAGGTGTACAGGGTGTTCAAGGCATAGGCAGTCAAGGTCTTCAAGGATCAGCAGGTGGAGACGGTGGATCAAGATCCAGAACCACAGCCAGTGCTACTACTAGTTCTATTGCTAATGGTGCTAGTGCCGACGTTAGTATTACAGGGTTTAAAAGTTATGCACTATATAAAGTGCAAACTTCTGCTGCTGCCTGGGTAAGATTATACACCGATAGTGCTAGTAGAACCGGTGATAATGGAAGATCGCAAACTTCTGATCCATTAGCTGGAGCCGGTGTAGTAGCCGAAGTAGTCACTACTGGTGCTCAAACACAACTAATCACACCAGCAGTTGTAGGATTCAATAATGATAATCCAGCAGCAACCACAATATATGCTAGAGTAACTAATAACAGCGGTAGTACTGCTGCCATTACTGTAACATTAACCTTATTACAATTAGAAGTATAATGGAACAATTATTAACCTTAGACATACCTGATCATATACTTCCTGATGATCCTAAACAGCCCGACCAACATGGAAGACAAGAATACGTAATCACTCTACATGATTATGACAATCTCGAAGTATTTTACGAGGATATGGAAAACCTGGGCGGGCCTGAACACATTCCAGATCGTGCTGTGCCAGTAGAACAAAGAATGCCCAATAGCAGAAATACCAGTTATAGGCTCACGGCAGAAGAAGCAGAACAAATTAAAAACGATACTAGAGTATTAGCAGTAACTTTAACTTTAGAAGAAGCTGGATTAAAATTGGTTCCACATTGGGTACAAACATCCAGTGGGTGGAGTAAAAGCTCAAGTATGGCATCCGGTAGTTTAAATTGGGCACTAAAAAGATGCACTGACGGTGTAGACGATGGCAATTGGGGTACCGATGGTGGTATACTTGTGCCTAGTGTTTTGCCAGGAACTGTAACCACAACAGCCAGTGGCAAAAACGTAGACGTAGTTATAGTGGACGATCACTTCAAAACTGCCCATCCAGAAGCTGCTGTTAACTCTGATGGCAGTGGCGGTAGTAGGGTTGTGGAATATAATTGGTTTCAACACAATCCTGCTGTTATTGGTGGTGGTGCCGGAAACTATACATATTCTGCTAGTCCTTCAGGCGATCATGGAGCAAACGTAGCTGGTATAGCAGCAGGAAATACTTGTGGTTGGGCAAGAGATGCCAATATTTATTGCATTGATCCTTATGGTACTAGTGGTAATAGCCCTGCCCCTAACGTTAATAACATCCTTAATTATGTAAAAGAGTTTCATCTTAACAAACCTGTTAACCCTAATACTGGCCGCAAAAATCCTACTATTGTTAACATGAGCATAGGCATTACTCCAACACACGCAGTACTTGGTTCAACAACTAGTACTACCGGGGCAATCACATCGATGAGATATGCCGGTAATGTTTATAACACTACCTCTTGGAATGCTGTGGACTTTGCTTATCCTAGCAGTAAAACTAATGGTGCTATCACAGGATCTGGTATGTTTGTTGCTCAAGTTAATGGTAATTGGGGCATATATTTTCCCACACGCTATGCACCAATGGAAGCTGACATTATTGATTTAATTAATGCCGGTGTTATCGTGATTGTAGCTTCTGGTAACGAATATTCTATCATAGAAAATTATTCAGCAGATAATGCTGATCATTATAATGATTATATTATTATGTCTAACTCGACTACTTATTATCCAAGAAGAGGCGGCATAAGCACTGCGGAAGGTTGTATCAGTGTGGGATCTATTGATACTACCGTGGCTCCAAGAAAATCCAATTTTAGTAATTTGGGTCCAAGAATAAATATTTTTGCACCAGGAAGTAATATAGCCAGTAGTGCTAATACCAGTAGTAGCGGAGTACGAGATCCAAGAAATTCTAGTTATTATAAAATTTTAATGAGCGGAACCAGCATGGCTACTCCTCAAGTTACAGGGGTGTTGGCTTGTTTATTAGAAGTATATCCAGACTTGAATCAAAGTCAAGCATTGGAATTTTTAAATTCAACATTTAGTAAACCTAATCAATTAACAGAGACCGGTAATGCCGAGAGATATCAAGGTAGTTATTATTCCTTAGGCGGTGCTACAAATCGATACCTATATTGCCAACTAGAAAGAAAAATTAGTGGTAATCTATATCCCAAAGAGAACACTAAACTTAGATCAAGTACAGGTCAATTGTGGCCCAGATCAAGAATTAAAAGAGTTTAATTAATCTAGGGTAAATATAAGGTATGAGCCAACTATCACTGCAAACAATTAATCTAGGTGACTATGCCAACGACGGCACAGGTGACGACCTACGTACTGCATTTGCCAAAGTTAATATTAATTTTGACAATATTAACACAAATTTTCCTTCCACATTAAGTGAAGATCCCCATCCAAGCTTGGGCGGTGATCTTAATCTAAATGGGCATAATCTAATAAGCAGCGGAACACTAACTATCCAAGCTGATGGCGGGGTTGTAGTTATTGGATCTGTAACTGCTGATCAATTTATTGGTCAAATCAGTGATATTAGCAATCATACATTAGACGAATTAAGTGACGTAATCATCCCAGAAAGTGTAGTAGCTGGACAAAGCCTAGTCTGGAATGGCACAGAATGGACATCAGGAACTGTTGATGCCAGCGTAACAGGGGTAGACGGTGGTGGTGCTGCTACAATTTTTAATTTAGACGAAGGGGTAGTTATTGACGGAGGCTTTGCCGAGTAACTATGAAAATTGCTGTTATAACTGGTGTTAGCGGATTAAGCGGCGCCAGTATTCAAGATCCCGCTAATGGCGGTTATCCCAATGCTGATTATTATGCCTTTGTTGATCGTGAACATAACTGTAAAGTTTGGCAACAAAGACCTTTATTAGACTTTAGCTTAGATTCATATTACTACCCTAGACGCAATGCTAAATTGGCCAAGGTGTTAGGCTTTCTTGTTGTACCAGGATACGACTATTACATTTGGCATGATCATCATTGTGAACTGCAAATGGATCCGGTAGAATTAATCGACACCCATGTCAAAGACAAAGACATGGCTGTATGGAAACATGCTGTACGAAATTGCGTTTATGATGAAATAGACTTACTTGGGCGAATAAATTTTGATACAGGTGATTCATTGTCCAGTACATTGGATTATTTTAATCGTACTAATTGGCCCAGAAATGCTGGACTCTACGAATTGACCAGTTTGGTCTATGCTAATACTCCTAAGGTACAAGCAGCCTTATTAACTTGGTGGGAATTTATCTGTAAACATAGTAGCAGGGATCAATTAAGTTTTCCCTTGGTAGCCAAGAAACATCGACTAAAATTAGGCATCATGCCTGGCTCGGCACAGCCTTATGGCGGCAGTAATAGCATAATGCCTATAATAAGGGACAAAAACAGCTAACCAAAATCCTATAAATATAACTATAGGATAATATTATGCTGGAAATTTGGACAGAAAAATCTGGGTTTAACTTAGGAACCTATCAAGAAAGATCCACGGTCGAAGTTCTTTTGCCCACTAACAACCCTTCTGGCATAAACTTCCGAGTAATCTCCGGACGAATACCTCCTGGATTACGATTAAAAGATAACAATTTAATAGGCGTGCCACTTGAAGTAGCCCGGGATACTGTTTTTGAATTCTGTATAAGAGCCAGTACGGTTAATGATTTTGCTGACCGAACTTATAATATCATTATTCAAGGACCTAATTTAACCGAAATTATAAATCCTCCAGGATTATTACCTGTCGGACCAAACAGCACATATTTTATATTAGATTCTAGCCCTGTGGATTTTCAAATAACCGCAGTGGATTTCGATGTGGCTGCCGGTCAAAAGTTAAAGTTTTTTATCAGTAGTGGTGACGGATCTTTACCACCAGGATTAGCCATGGATGAATCTGGACGAATAACCGGATTCGTCCAACCCCTACTGGCTATACCTCTATCTCGAAGAAATGGCAATTTTGATAAAAACGTCTATGACGTACATGGGTTTGATTATGGATTAAAACCAGATAATGGGTTTGACAGTTTTAAATTTGACAGCATAAATTATGATTATTCGTTACCATCAATTGGTCCTAAAAAACTAAACAGAAACTATGAATTTATTATCACGGTAAGTGATGGCGATAATATTGTTAGAAGAAAATTTAGAATTTATGTTATAGGCGACGATTTTCTACGTGCTGACAATACTATAATGAGTGCCGGCAACAGCACATATACTGCTGCTGGTAGTGGTGTAAGAGCACCTATATGGTATACTAAACCTGATTTAGGTACGATTAGAGCCAATAATTATAGTATAATTAAATTAGACATATATGAAGCATTAGAAGTTGGAACAGTTTCCTATACATTAGAAGATAATAATCCTGATAGCTCAGTTAGTTCACTGCCCCCAGGTATGAGCTTGGATCCTATTAATGGAGAATTATTTGGATTAATACCTTATCAGTCAGCTATAACCAAAACATATAATTTCACTGTTACTGCTACTAGATATGGCAAAAAAGGGGAAGCATCTCCCAGTCCAAGAACATTTACTATTAGACTATTAGGTGATGTTAATAGCACAATGACTTGGATTAGCTCGGACAACTTGGGCATGATCGATGCTAACTATGTAAGCACCTTAAAAGTTCAAGCTACTAGCACGTTGGCCAATGCAGACATAATATATCAACTAGTTGACGGAGAACTTCCGCCTGGATTATCTTTAGACCTAAGAGGAGAAATAGTTGGCCGTGTTCAGCAATATGGCAACGGCAATGATATAAAAGGTATAATAACCTTTGACAACAATACCCTTACACTAGACAACAGCGAAACAACTGTAGATAGACGTTATAAATTTATCATTCGTGCTCAGGATCAAGTGCATTACAGTGCCATTGATAGGGAATTTGAAATTTTGGTCAATACCCCCAATGATAGGCTATACAGCAATATTTTTATCACTTCTTATTTAGATCCTTTCAAACCAACTCCAGAAACAAGCAAAAGAGCTTTATATGAAAAACTAATAAACGACGAAACAGTGTTTACTAGAAATTATATCTATAGAATAAATGATCCTAATTTTGGAGTTCGTCG